GGAATTAATGGTGCATCAGGTTATTCTGGAATAAGTGGTTACTCTGGCATCAGCGGATTCTCTGGATATTCTGGCATTAGCGGATATTCGGGTAGTGGTGTAAGTGGATATAGCGGTTACTCAGGCTATAGCGGATCAGGTGTATCTGGATATTCTGGCTACAGCGGCATTTCTGGTTATTCTGGTAGTGGCGTTTCTGGTTATAGCGGTTACAGCGGCTACTCAGGAATTAGCGGATTCTCTGGTTATAGCGGTAGTGGTGTTTCTGGCTACTCTGGTTACAGCGGATATTCTGGCTCTGGCGTAAGTGGCTATTCTGGTTATTCTGGAATTTCTGGATATTCTGGCGCAGTTGGTCAAAGTGGCTATTCTGGAATTTCTGGTTACTCAGGATTTAGTGGTCAAAACGGTGGCGGTGGCGTACAAGGCTTTTATGGTTCTTTTTATGACACAACCAATCAAACTGCCGCAAATACAACAACAGCTTATGTTGTAAACATTGGTAGTCAATTTGAAGCTAATGGCGTAAGCATTGTTTCTGGTAATCAAATTAAATTTGCAAATGCTGGTACATACAATCTTGAATATTCATTGCAATTCGCAAATACAGATTCAAATGGCGATAATGTTGATGTATGGCTAAGAAAAAATGGTTCTGATGTTGCAGATAGTAATTCTATTTACAATGTGCCAGGTACAGCGCATGGCGGTGCTGGTGCGTTAATTGCCGCAGTTAATTATGTATTGACTGTTAATGCTGGTGATTATTTGCAATTAGCTTGGGCGGTTTCTGCAACTACTATTTCTATTGCAACAACTAGCGCACAAATTGGGCCAACTGTACCAGTAACGCCAGGTGTAATTGTTACCGCTACACAAGTAATGTATACCCAATCAGGATATAGCGGTATTAGTGGCTATTCGGGTTACAGCGGTATTAGCGGTTATTCTGGTATTTCAGGTTATAGTGGCTCAGGAATTTCTGGTTATTCGGGTTACAGCGGTTCTGGCGTAAGTGGTTATAGTGGTTACTCTGGTGCTGTTGGTGCAAGCGGCCTTTCTGGTTATTCTGGATATAGCGGTGCAGTAGGCGCATCAGGCTTATCTGGATATAGCGGATATTCGGGTTCAGGCGTTAGTGGCTATAGCGGCTATTCTGGAATATCTGGATATTCAGGCTATTCTGGATCAAGTGATACTTGGTTAGGTGCATGGTCTAGTTCAACAGCTTATGTTATTAGAAATATTGTTTCTTATAATGGTTCTAGTTATTATTGTATTCTTGCTAATACTAATCAATTACCAACAAATACTACTTATTGGAATTTGTTAGCTCAATCTGGATTTTCTGGCTATAGTGGAATTTCTGGTTATTCTGGAATAAACGGTACTAATGGTGCATCTGGTATATCGGGTTATTCTGGATATAGCGGTAGCGGAATCTCTGGCTATTCTGGTTACTCTGGATATAGTGGTTCTGGAATTTCTGGATATAGCGGATTTAGCGGATATTCAGGCACAAGTAGTGGCATATTAACTTATGACACATTTACCGCCACCGCCAGCCAAACATCGTTTAGCACATCTACAACTTATACATCTGGCAAAATTGAGGTATACCTAAATGGCGTTAAGATGCGTAATGGCACGGATGTAACCGTAACTAGCGGTACGGCAATTGTATTTGGAACAGGATTAACAGCGGGAATGATAGTAGATGCCGTTTATCCGCACTAATTAATATAAAAAAATGACAAAACAAGATGAAGTAAATGAGTTGATGAACAACTATGAACGGGCTGTATTCTTAAAGGGTGATGAAATTTACCCAAGAGAATCAACCCGTTATTTTTGGGCTAGGGACAATCTTCTAGGAAAAAAAATACTAGAAATTGGTTGCTCTAATGGCTATGGCAGACAGTTTTTGCCCAAAGACATTGAATATACAGGGCTAGATTACGACCCTAAAATTATTGAAAACGCCAAAGCACAAGGATGGGATGGTATTAACAAATTTGTTAATGCCGACATCAATACCTATCCGTTAGAACAATACGACACCATTATTGCTTTTGAGGTTATAGAGCATTTAGACAATGGCCTAGAAATTGCCGAAAAACTCAAAAAGCATTGCAAACGGCTATTAATTACTTGCCCGTGGAATGAACCAAAAGGGTTTTGGGGCGAACATCACAAAATTCACGGCATAAACGAAAGCCACTTTAAAGGTTTTGATATTTCCTACATTGGCGAACACGGAAATATATCCAGATACCCTAAAGCAATTAACGAATTCAATCGATTTAATTTAATGATAGCTAAATACGATTCTGTCCCACAGAAAAAAGGCGTTTTATGTTCTGTTGCCACACGAGGCAGATACTTTACTACCCTTCCATTAGTGTTAAACGCCATTATTAATCAAACGGTATTGCCAGATAAGCTGGTGATATTTGATGATAACGATGAACCGTTAGATATGCGAAAAGAAATGATTTATCAATATTTCTTTCAAATGTTAGACATTAAGGGCGTGGAATGGGAGTGGTTGTTTGCAGAAAAGAAGGGCCAGCACCATATACATCAAGCGGCTAATACGATGGGCTATGAATGGGTTTGGCGGGTTGATGATGATGCCATCCCAGAACCTCATGTATTAGAAGAATTATCATCACACATTGCAAATAATGTTGGCGCAATTGGTGGCGAAATTCTTACTCCACCTTTACAAATTGATTGTTCCCAATCAACTGGTAGGGTAGAAAATATAGATAAAGAACCCAATATACAATGGGATCGTATACAAGCCGTGCAAGAAGTTCAGCATTTGCATTGTTCATTTTTATACCGTGCTGGTGTTTATGATTATAACTTAGGGTTATCCCGTGTAGCCCATCGGGAAGAAACACTATTTACATACGGTTTGTATCTTAACGGCTACAAAATTTTAGTTGTGCCATATGCAACAACTTGGCATTTAAAGAATCCGCAAGGCGGCATCCGTAGCGAAACTAAAGAGGAAATGTACCAACATGATGAAACTATTTTCAGAAATATTATTGGGCTGGGTGATTGCACCCCTGTGGTTCTTAATTGCGGTGCTGGCGATCACATTGTATGTAAGCGTGTTATATCTCAGATACGCAATCCTATGGTGTTTAGTTGTTATCCTGAAATAGTGCCAGGCAGACCGATTGCGGAAGCCCAAGCCATGTTTGGCGATATAGACCAATGGAATATATACAAAAAAATGGCGCAATGGAATTGGACTGGCAGTTTAGAAGATGCGTATAGGAAGCTGTATCTATGATTTTGATAGCCCCGTTTGCCAAACCATTGGTTAATGGCAAAAACAATCCCAAAAATTACCCTTACTGGAAAGAATTAATTGCTCAAATAGATGAACGCATTATTCAAGTTGGTGTTGGGGGCGAAGAACAGCTTGTGCCAGAGTTTGTTAAAAACTTGCCAATCGTCAGACTGAAAGAATTAATAGCCGAATGTCGTACATGGATTGGTTGCGATAGTTTTTTTCAGCATCTTGCGTGGGATTGTGGCAAGCCTGGCGTTGTATTATGGTCGGTATCTGATCCGCTGATATATGGCCACCCAGAAAACATTAATTTGCTGAAAGATCGTAGTTATTTAGCACCAAATCAATTTTTATGGTGGGATTTCACCGAACATAATCCAGATGCTTTTGTAAAGCCCGAAGAAGTGTTAAAATTCATTCTGTAATATATCGGACAATATAATATTTTCATTAACCTTTACTTTGATTTTATTATGCCCGATCAGATGACACCAGACCAAGAAAAAGAAATAATGAAGGAAGCAATTGAGGAATGGTTAGATAAACAATTTGCTAAGTTCGGAAAATGGTCATTAGCCACATTACTTGCTGGCGCAATCGTTTGGCTGTTTTACGGTTTTCTTAGTATTCAAGGGTTTCATAAATGAACGCAATATATGAAAAGATTAAAGCCACAATTCGGGGTGCAATTAAATCCAAAACGATGTGGTTTAGCGGCCTTATTACCGCTTTGGGCGCAGTTTCAGACAATTCCCAGTATTTGCGTGGATTGCTTGACGATATTAGTTTTAATACGGTTATGATTGGCATTGGTGTAATTACGGCTTTATTGCGTATTGTTACTACTAAGCCATTAGACGAAAAATAATGTTTCCCTTACCTATAGGTTTTTATGTCAAAGCTGGTTTGGTTGCTTTGTTTCTTTTTGGCTCTGGTTTTATCGGTTATCGTATTGGTCATAACGGCTTGGTGGAATATCAGGCCGCAGAACTTAAACAAAAAGCCGATTGGGAACAAAAAGTAGCTAATCAACAAGCCCAACAAACACAGAAAGCCCAAAATGAAAAAGATGCCCTTGAAACTCATTATCAGTTACTTCTTAGTCAGTACCGTTCTATTGGCTTGCACAGCCGCACCACAAGTGGCAGTACCGCCACCCTTGCCATACCAAACGAAGAATTCAGATTATCTGGGTCAAATGTCGAATTTCTTATCAACTTTGCCAAGCAATGTTCAGCAACAGAGATAGAACGAAACGATGTCATCGAGAAATATAACGATCTAAGATGACTGGTAACTTTAAGAATTGCCTGGCTTTATTATTAAAGTCAGAAGGCGGCTTTACAGATAAGCTGGGCGATGGTGAAAAGTGGACAAATATGGGTGTTACTAACACCACATGGTCAGAATGGACTGGACACGAAGCAACTGAAAAGGAAATGCGAAATCTAACCATTGACCAGATTAGCCCACTATATGAACAACGATACTGGCGATCAACTTATTGCGAGGTACTCCCCAGAGGATTGGACTTTTTGGTATTCTCAATGGGGGTCAATGCTGGCCCAGGCAGAGCAATTAAATTGCTTGAACAATCCGTTGGTGCAGTCGCAACTGGAATTCTTGGCCCACGAATTACTAATCAGATTGCCCATTCAGATGTTGGACAGCTTATCGGGCAATACTCAAAACAAAGAAGTGAATACTATATTAGCCTACATCGGCCACAGTTTATCGATGGCTGGCTCAAAAGAGTAGAAAACGAAAAAGCCGAAGCCCTCAAAATGGCTGGGTTAAATCCACAAAATTAAAATGTCCAATATCGACATCGTAGAACCACTCATCTTCTTTGACCGCCCTATTTTTGACTTCTATCAATGGGCTAGTTTCCACAATCTCTGTTTTCACCCAATACGCATTGACTAACGGGGTTGTGCAAACAAATAACAAAGTCGGCAATTTATTAGCAAATAATTTCTTTTTGCGGTGGGCCACATGAATTGTGGGATATGGGCAGTATGGCGCACCAACTCCCCAATCCCGCTGTTCTACTTCAACATATGCAACTAGGCGGCCATTTTTATATAGCACTAAATCTACGCCATATTTATCAGGATTATCTATGGCTTCTAATCCCCAAAAAACCTTAATCCATTTGGTAACCGCTTCCCGTGCTGGCGGGTCGCACTTATCAAACATTTCCTTGTTAAATGGTTTATACGCCAAGATACACCCAAAATCCGTAACCGAATACACCAACAAACAATAAAGCCACTAAAAAGCCAATTAAACCGCCATGATCGGGTTCTTTGGGATAAGTAATAGCAGAACAGTAATAAGCATCTTTGGTAGCTTCTGATAGCGTATTGGGGCTTTTAAGATACCGCTGATAATTATTTACAAAATGTGCGTAACTCATTTCTCTTGTGCCTTTCTTAGTATTGCTCTAGCAAATTCAATGGGGTCTAAATCAGGGTTATGCCAAGCAGTAGCACCTATTAAACATTGATTGGCTATTTCTAATATTTCTTCATCTGTTAGTGTCTTTGCTGGATGGGTGTAGAGTGGAATAAGGTCATCTACTGGAAAGAAGCTGTTTTTGTCAAAGTAATTACCTTTACCATCTGTCCACGCTACTGGTTCATTGTTCATTTTGTGCCTTTCCAGTTACTAATTCATCAATTAGCCTTAACTCAGCTTTCAACGCCTTTATTTCAGCTTGTTGCTCTATTACTTTTGCATAAAGTTTGTCGTGATTAACAAG